CATCCATTTTATCCTGAACAGCTTTAAGAATACGGACGTTATCTGCATTAGGTTTCCCGATATCGGCCATTCTACTCCGAATAAAGGCAAGGTCAGCATCAGTAGGTCTTGTGCCTGTTTCCTTAAGTTTCTCCAGAATAGTATCAGTAAGCCGATATCTAATCTCTGCTAAATCAGGATTAGCTAAACCAAAGAAATCTTTAACGTCCTTAGTTATTTCATAAATCCCACCTGTAGATACCCTACCTGATTCAAGGATATCAATGACCTTACCAAGATTACGTTTAACGGACCTAGCATTACGAGCATTAGCTCTTTCTGCGTCCTGAACCTGATTCCAGCGTTTTGCAGCTTCTTCTTTAAGTTCAGTTTGAGATTTAAAAGTTGTTGTCTCTTTCTCTGCTTCCTTACGTGCCAAGATTAAAGCCAACTGATCCGCTAACTTATCTTTACCAGTTTGTCCAACATTATCGTTAATGACATCAACCTTTCCTTCTGGCTTATCTGGACCGCTTCCAATAGGAGAATAAACAGTTTCTACTCCAGTACCAACTCGACGTTGAACACTGTAAAATTTATTTTTATTAGCATCTTGAATAACCTTAGTAGTACCCCATTTTACATCCGGGTCCTTTAAGGCTTTTAAACGTGCAGCTTGAGCTTTCTGAGACTCAATATCCCACTTACGCATAGCCATAGCATTAGTCATGAATTGTTGAGCTTCATTAGGATACCCACGCTTCATCAGTTCAGCAAAGCCAACCTTAAGTTCTTGTTCAGTAATCTCTGAACCACCGGGGCTAGTGGGGTCTGAAAACTTACCAATAATGTCTATAATTTCTTTTTTATCAGTGGCTAGTTTACGAGCCTTAGCAAGCCTAGGGTCTTCACGAAGAATACCTGCTTTAGTACCAAAGACGTCTACACCACCACGTAAAGCTTCAGCCATCTGTTGATTGGCTTTAGAAACTAAGCTAGAGTAGTAGTTACCCCCACCGGAGATATTGTCTGCCATTGCCTGACGGATACGCGCTTCACGCTCTTGACCCATCTTGTCATAGACGTCCTGAGGGGTAATATTGTTCTTAAAGAGTCCTGAGAATTCATTAGCCATTTTCTTTTCCTCGTTCCTTAATCTAATCCACCACCGAAACCTTCACCACCAGAAGGATCATCATCGTTTCCGTTACTCGCAGCATCCCCTGAGTCTCCATCAGCATCTGGATCATTACCGCCACCAGCGGAGTCGCTAACCGAGCCACCAGTACCGATATCTCCTGTTCCTCCAACGTCAGCGGGATCGCCAAAGTCGCCAAAGTCTCCTACGCCTATATTACCTAATCCTCCAAACTCAGAAAGAGGAACTTGCTTTTCTCTTTTAATCTGTAAATCAATTAGGCTGTTAATTATATCATTCTGAGTAACAAAAGAATGAAACTCAGGATTAGCAAGGTTAATTGCAGTTCTTGCGAAATCTGTTATAGTATCTAAAGGGTTTAAACCAAACAAGCCAAATCCTTTAGAAGCAAAAGATAATACATCATCAAGGGGATTCACACCTAAGGGAGTACCGGAGTAAGCTCTGCTTAATGTAGCTACAGGGTCAAAAGCGCCTTGAGGACTAGGAATACCTGATTCAGTAAACCCTAGTCCTAAAGTTCCTACCATAGAACCAAAGCCCATATTTGAAGCCTTGGTTTCTCCTATGGAAGGGGTAGGTCCTGAGTTAATATCATGGGTAGAGTCCTGCGGCGCAAAATTATCAAACAATCCTTTAGCACCAGCCATTAAATATTGTGCTCTGGATGGACTCTGGGAAACCTCAGTATAAGGAGCAGTAGAGGGGTTAGCGTACTGACTTTGCCAGTTCTGTAGCCATAAAGGCACATGGGACTCTACAGGACTAGAGTTGTATTGCCCATCTCCAGCCAGGAGCCAGTTCTCTAACCAAGGCGGTATACTTTCACCTAAGAGTCCGTTAATAGCCATAAATAATCCTTAAGATTTCTGTTGTGGACGTAGACGATCCAAGAACAACCCTCCAAGTCCTGAGAGGGCTGTACCACTAGCGGACAACGCTTGAGGTTGATAACGTGTTGCGGCGGCGGCGTTACGTGCAGACATAGCTTGTGCTGCAGTGGTCCCTAGTTGACCGCCTATGCCCCGCCCTAAGTTGGCTTGTTGGAGTGGAATATTAAGGAGACCAACGGCTTGACCAATGTCTGCAGTTTCCCTACCAAGAAGTTCGTTGACCAAAGACTGAGCCTGAGACATAGATTCATTTCTACGGGCCTGTTGCAAAGCACCAATAGATTCTTCAAGTTCACCCAGAGTACGTTGACCACCAGTAGTCCCAAGACGTCCTTGAGCCAACAAACGACTCTCTAGGTCAGTACGTAATTGAGCTTCTTTAGGGTCCCAATATTGCTGTTGTTGTTCATAGAAAGTATTAGCAGCAGCAAAAGGGTCAGCACCTAAGGCTAATGCTTGAGAACCCCATAGACCGCTACGTTCTAAAGCACCAGAGTAAATGTTCTGTAATTCTGGGGATAGGTTAAGAAGGGCTGTACGTGAGTATTCATCGAACCCTGCAGTACCACCTAAGGAACCTACACCCCAAGGCTGTGCAGCAGCTTCCGCAGCGGCAGCATTAGCCCTCATAGCGTCTGCCTGAGCCTGTGCTGCAGCCGTAGCAGCATCGGCTTCTTTAGAAGCACCTAGGTAACTCAAACCCCCACCTAATGCAGCACCCGCAGCATCCCAAAGACCTCCACCTACCTGATCGGCATTAACGGACGTACCTAGAATATCATTAGCAAAGTCTGCAATTGATTTCAACCATCCCATATTATTATTCCTCTTACCTAATTTTACCTTGTTTTGTGAGTAAAGTAGTATTGACCAAGCTTGAGTAATTACCATTAACTTCTGTAGTCATTTTTAACCTAATCACTCGACCAGTTCTTCCTAAGGGAACTTTATATTCTTTAGCAGTTGAAGGAGAAGCATAAATAGCTGCACCATATAGGGAATTAAGTTTACCGTAAAGATAAGTAGTCCCTTGTGTAGTTAAGGAAAATGACTTAGAGTACGGAGAACCACTATCGTAGTCTTTATAAATAAAGATTTCAGAAGTAGCTCCTCTGCCTCCAACAAATGTAAATAAACCTGCCTTTACAATTTTAGCAATGACGGGGTTATTCAAATCTAACCAGGCCGACTGCCAAGTGTAATTATAATTATTGTTAGTGTAACTCCAACAAGTTGAGGTTTCCCAGGTATTATTAGCAGCTTCACATACCGACTGATTTCCATAAGTACCAGTTACATCAGAAATGGTTACATCATAGTAATCAGAGTATTCAGCTACGGAGTCACTTAAGCCCAAATATAAAGTACCGTCAATAGTCCCTAATCCACATAAAGGGGCTGATGTAAAGGACCAAGTAGTGATCCTAGGACGATTCTGAGAAGCAAAAAGAATCATATCAAAAACATAGCACTTTAAACTTCCAGGGAAAAACGTAACTATGATACCGTCTTCAGGATAATAACTAGACTTTACAGTAGTTAAATCCGCCGAAGCTAAAAGACGAGTAAGGTCGTTACGGATAGCTAAAGATAAATCATCAATAGGAGACTTACCGTCATTCTGGACAGTACGAGTTAAGCTTCTTAAGCCTTCATAGCTCATAAAAATAATGTCAGTATTTACGTAGGAAATATTATCCCTACCTGCAAGACCAATACCTTTAATGACTTCATCTAAAACCATATTAGCAGGATCATCTGCACCAGTATAGATTACAATATTTTGTTTACCAAAGATAATCAGTTTATTTTCAATGGAGCCTAAACCAACTACTTCGTCATTACCCCAAACAGTCTTTAAGTCTACAATACCAGACGCACCACCACTGAGAGCTTCTCCAATTAAGTTATCGGAGTAGAATACCACACCAGGAGCCTCAGTAACACCACCGTACCACATACGTCCAAAATCACCTAAGGCACAGGAAGGATCAAATGTAGTAATCCCAACAGGTGCAAGATAAGTCCCTAAGTCCTCCATATCGTACCAATTAGTACCATCAAAGTTAACCACTTTATGACTACTCTGGACACCCCAGAATTCATCATTAAAGTTAACCCATTGCCAGTTCCCATTAATGATGGTCTGAGGGGTTCCTGAGAAGGCTTGAGAAGTTAAAGAATACGGAGTGACAGTTGTATCAAGCTTATAAATAGCGTTTCCAGCACCTGCATAGTATTCCCTCGTTCTGTCTGCTTTAATGTAACAGCCTATTGATTTAATACTTGATCCAATTGTTTTAGAGACTTGTTTAATGCCTTTTCTAGACGAAATACGACCTTGGTAATCGAATACCACATTATCGGCAGCAGTCAACCACTCCGGCCCAAGAGTAGCATCTTGAGATTGAGTATTTAACCCTGCTGATCCAAGTCCACTAAGGACTACTGGTGTAATTGGTTTAGTCGGCATACCAAGTCGTTTCATTCACTGTACGGTTTTCATCCTGAGAAATAGCGTCTGAAAGTGCATTAGAGAACATAGAACTAGCTAAGTCAGTCATCGTACCCCCATCTTCACCCCGTTCTGCAATAGCCATACTATAGGCTCCTAATACAACAGGATGCTCAGGGACAGTCATAGTCTCAGTGGCAGTAGTTAAGTCATCCTGAGGCTGCACTGCATGGACCCTAATGTTATAGGCAGCGTCTGGAGTAGGCCAAAAGCTAATCTCATTATTTTTTAAACGATAATACATAGGTTGACCAGTTTGAGAGTCACCAATGTACGTAAAGCGATAGAAGTCTTTATCTGAAATATGTTTCAATTCAGAGTCATTTGTATCGTCTAAGACTTGCATAATACGAGCTTTATAGTCTAAGTTACTCATAGTATAACTTACAGTCCCACTAGACGTAGCAACAGTCTCAACAGTACGTAATACACCCCAATCCCAAGCATTCTCAACTAAATGCTTAGATTGATTTACTAACTCACCAATAAGCTTCTGATAATCATCTACGTCTGATGAATCATTAATATCACCGGTCCAATCCGAAGTGATTGTATCTTCCCGAAGACGAGTCAGGACTTTGTTAATTATCTGTCTAAAAGCCATTATTTAGATACCCCTTTGAATTTCTCATACGTCCTCATACCACCTAATCCCAACATACCAAGCATAACTGTAAGTAGACTTTCCATATCAAAAGATAACTGAGGAGGAGTAAAATTTAAGTATAAACTTAAGACTTGCAGGAGTGGAAATAAAACATAATGCATAGCAAATGCAGAACCACAGGTCCATCCAATAAACGGTCTCCATCCAGCTACAAAAACAGTCCGATGGGCTGCTTCCTGTTTATTAACTTCCATCTGAGCTACATCAGCAGCTAATAAGTCTTTTCGTAATTCTTGTTCAGCTTTAATCTTTTCCTGAGGATCAGGAATAAACTTATTGATAATTTTTAAACCGGAAGCAATAGCGTCATCAATACCAAAAGCCATTACCTAAGCTCCCAATGTGGCATATCCCATTCCCATAAATCATAACCCCAGTGTAAATTAGTTACCCCATGCTTTTCTGCGGCTGCATAGACCACTTCGGCTAACTCATGGAACCTTTGTAAGTTCTCCCAATCTATAGGGTAAGGTACAATATCAACAGCAAGAGAAGGATACTGGTTATGCTTAGACTTAGGAAAAGGTAGCTTTGACGCTCCAGTTTTGAAGAATTCATCTTGCTTTTCCTTGGTCCTATGTCCTTCAATAACACTGAAATCGTAGTGTTTAATGGCCTCATGTAGAACTAACTGG